ACTTGCGTCCTCCATGTCAAATTCCAACTCGGTTAGCTTTGCTTTTTCGGCCGCACATTCGTCGGCCGCGTCTCGTAGCAGCGCGACAACTTCAAGAACTGTAGGCTGTGTGATCGGGAGCTGTTGTCCGTTCAGAGACGTGAATCTGACTGGGCTTCCGTCTTCCTGAACCAGCGACGGTAGCCCATCCGCGGCAGGCCCACATTCATCCGGAAGACTCCGGAGTAGGGATGCGGCCACGTACTGCAGAAGCGCCTCTTTTTGCGCCCAGGCATCAGCATCGGTCACAACTTGTGCGAGTGTTTTTGCCATGCGGTTTACGCCTCGATGAAAGAGCGAATCGTATCGGAGGCGCTTCTACCGGCGCTTACATCCCGCAGAATGTTAGAGCGCCTATAGTAAACATGGCGGACATCTTCCCGCGCCTTCTCAATGAGCTTGCCGTAGTTCTTCACACCGTCGTGTTTGACCTCTAACGCTGCCTTAGCCTCCGCGTAAGCAGCACGCGGGTGAAGCCGCATGTGGACGTCCGCGTCGCTCTGTAGCAGGTCCCAGGCGGCGGCGATGGCATTTGCAACGAGCTGCGGAGTTCCGCGGTAGCCGGACTTTCTGCACAAGTCGGTCGCCTTGATAGCTGCCATACAGCGCCGACAGAAGAGCAGTTCCGTCGCGACGCTGGGCACCTCAAAAATACCCAGGCACCCAGTAGTGGGGCACCAAAGCATCGCGCTGTCTGATACGCCAAAGCCTTCTTTCGACTTGTGCCACACCGCCAGCGACGCGATCACTTCCTTGCTGCGCACGTAGCGGATGTCCACATCCACAACGTACTTCGCAAACGTATCCGTGTGGTCTTCGGAGAATAGCTCCGATACCGCCGCCGAGGCTGCCTCGTCCGAGTGCGGCGCGTTGAGCGCTTCGGCTACTTTTCTTGCGGAATCTCCGCCGAATACTTTCATCGAGGCTTCCCCACTCTATCCCGACGACCGAACAAGCCCATGTTCACAGGAAACGCCGGAGCCGCACGGAATCCTTCGAGCTGTCCGTCACGTCCTTTGATTGCACTATTCGGCGGGATGACCCCATCGCTATTCGGGTCGAACTCGCCCTTCGGTACAGGCACGCGCGCCCGCGTCACTTCCGAAACCGGCTGTACGTCAGATGGCGCGGGCTCAGTAGCCGCCAGCAGCGCACGAATCGTGGTCGGAGCGCTCTCGGCCATGTTGCTCGCCCGCGCCTCCATATTCGTAAGGTCTTCCGCTACAGCCGCGTTCGCGACAGGCTTCTGCGTCCGTGTGCTATTACGAGCAGTCGGGTCTTCGACAGCCGAATTCGCGCACCACAAGAACGCCTCGCGGAACGCCTGAATAGCGGCCGAGATGCCGGTCTCAGACACGACGTTGATCTGCCAGCAGTACACAATCTCGCCTCGATGCTTGAAATACTGCTGCGAGACATTCAGCTTGAACCCGTGCCCAGTTGCGTGGTCCAGCAGGAAGAACAGTACCTTCGGCCACAATGTCGCGTTGAGCACCCGAAAACGAATAACTGCCTCCGTGTCGCTGATGGACACGTTGATCGTTTCGAGTGTATTTCCATCTTCTTTGCGCAGTCGCGGAATGCCGTGCAACGAGGCGGTCAGTTCCAGCGTCAAGCGATTTCGATCATCAGACATGCTAACCTCCGATTGAGCGGCAGGCCGTCAATCCATGTGAAAAACGACTGCGTGTGACGACTGCCCGATTTCGGCCGCCGCCATGCGATTACCAAGAAGAATGCACTTCCCATCCGGCAGTGAGCTTTCTTCAGACAAACGCCCGCCTGCGAACCAGTACGTACGCCGAGTACCCACCATTTTATTAACGGTTAATACTGATAGTGGCGCGCGCAACCAGTTCGCAAACTCTCGAATGTTCGGGACAAGAAGATGCGAGTAGATCGCACCACTTTTGGCCAGCTCAATCTGCGCGTTAAATAGCTGCTGTAACGGATGTGGGTCGGACTCCGCGATTTCTTCCATCTCGACATTCTGAAGAATCAGACGGGTATCCTCGACAACCTCGCTGAGCAGGGCTTCATCGGCCGTATGTTTCACCCACGTAACGACGAGCACGCCGCCGGGTCGAAATGACACCGCTTGCACGTCATGCACGAGCACCTGACGCACAATCTCGATGATGCTCTCCGGGTCACCGGGGCACTGTAGTTGGGTGGATTCCTCTGTCATCGCCCTACCTGCTTCGCGTCAGGAACACGGCCACTATCGTGATTCTGCAACATGCGCATGTAGGCAATCACCACTGCGGACATTGTAGTGCCGTTTTTCGCGCAGTGACTCTTGAACCAGTTGCGCAAGTCTTCCGGCACACGCGTCTGCATCATTACTTTTCTGGCCATGCTGCTCAATTCCTTATCTGTCGGTCGAGTGGTTTTCGGCGATGAGTTGTGCCATCCGACATAGGTGTGATTTTTGTGCACTACAAGGGAGCACCAACCGTCAAAGGTATCGGTGTTCTCTTCTCTATCTATGCGCAGGACACGACGTCGAAACTTCCGACGTAAATCACTCTTTGTCGCTTCTGGATGGATTGCTTTCAGTAGGACATCCGCCACTCCGACCAGCTGGCTGGCGTGCTCTCGAATCTGCTTACGTACGGGCCGGGTGTGCTTGCCTCCCACTACTCGTAACAAGGGAAGCCGCTCCGAATTACACGTTGCGCACTTTTTCCAGACAGGCTGGAATATGTCGACGAACGTCTGTCGAAGGCACAGACCGCAATACCAGACCAGTCTACGCTTGACGGAAAACCGGCGCAGAAGAATCTGGTCCGTTTGTCTTCCGAGTGATGGTCTTGCGCTCGTCCCGGTTCGTCGCAGTGTCCGGCTCAGCGTTTTCATTCTCGTACGCCTGCGCAAAGAAATTCCCAAGAGCCTGCGTAGTCGCTACGTCCGTGGGAATCTCTAGGATTGACATATCCGCGGAGTCCATTACCTGGACCGACGCCTCAACCACACCATCGATCGACACCCGCGTGCTGACCCCGATAATGAACAAGCGCGCTCTGGCCGCAAGTGCGCGGAGTTCGTCCAGTTCTTCCATCGTGTCTGTGTTGCTCATCGTAGCCTCACTTATCGTGCTGAATGACGATTGGGCCGCCGCGCACCCACCGGGCCAGTCGTTTCTTTAGACCGTCCTGGTGCTCTACTTGCGTGGGCAGATACGGCCACATGTTTTCTTTCACAGATGCCAGCGCGGCTTCTGCCGCTTTCGTTCCGGATTCTACCGCCAAAAGTGCCGCTTGTGCGTAGGTACTCTTGGCGTCATGTTCCGCAACCATGTGGTACGCGATTTCGGCCAAGGATCCGATTTCAGGCGGTTCGCGCAAAAACCGGAAACCCATCTTAGCGCGAGCCCAGCCGAGCGGAGTCCTCAGCCAATTCCTAAAAAAAGCTGGTCCGTGTACAACATCTGGACACGAGCGTTGAACCAGCCGAAGTTCGTGAGAATGAGCGAGAGGGTCGAGTCGGGTTGCGCCATTAACCGTTTATATTTGTCCAGCGCGGCGCCGACGTCGACCGTTCCCTTGTCCATATGTGACGCCCACGGCGAGCCGTTGAACGCGTAAATGGACAACGTCAACTGAAGCCACGTAGTAAACGTGTTCGCAAACAGGGACGTCTCTCCTCGGTCAACCGCTACCCGGCTTGCGTACGTAGAGGTCCAGTCCATTTCCTTCCCGGTCAGGCTCTGAAACTCGACCTCGACCTTGCCTGGAATGATAGGGACCAGCTGCCGCACATTGCCACTGAGCAGCAGATCGTTGAAGTCCATCGGCTGGCAGCGCTTCTCGATCACCTTGCGGATATCGGGCGTGTCAAATCCGCGGTAAGAGAAGATGACGCCATCCGTGGGCTTCTTCGGCGTGTCGTCTTCCTTCTTGGTCTTCGCGGCGGCAGTGGCCGCGCTCTCTGCGCGCGCCGCTGCCTCCTCTTCCGCCTTGCTCAAGACCTCCGCGGCGGTCTGCATGTCCTTCACCACAGACTCGGGCGCCCGCCGAGTCGGCGTAACGGGCGGTGGTGCTACCGAGCCACCGGACTCGATTTCGGTCATGCGGCGCTTCACGTCGGCTAAGGTGTCACTCACGATTTCCTCCAGAGAATGATGTGGGGCGTCCCGGTTTCGCGCACACACAGTTTGCGCAGGTAAAGGACCGCCAGTCTAGCTTGGCGGCATAGGATAAGCACGCCTCATAGCTTCCGCAATTGAATGTGCGGGAGAAAGTAACCCCCGGCCCAGGCTCCCCAAGAAGTTCAAACGGCCCCAATCCAATCAGCAGAGTGGTCTGCGCTTTACGTTTGCGACCCTCTAGGTCGAACAGATGCTGCTGGCCTGTCATCGACACACCCCAGGTATGTGTTAGTACCGCCGTATTGCAAGATATACAGTGCCAGACGCCCCGCGTAGTGTCAATAGGAAAAAGCACAAATGTGTATATCAAAGGGGTCTGTGCGGCCGGCAATTACATCTCATTTATCGATATAAGCAATATGTACGTCGGCGACATTGTCGCTTCGAGTGAGGGAACCGTGCGCGAAGTATTCGCGGTACGTACTTACACAAAAACACTGCGGGAAGAAACGCGCGGAAAATACGCGTTCAAGATTCTCGCCAACGAACAGGAGAAGAACGTCGTCCGGCTGGACGACTGTCGAGTAGTATTCACAGGGCCGGAAGACGCTGTCTTTCCCACCGGGCCTGACATGGTGCGGTTGTACAACCCGCCAATCCGAGTAGCGGCATTCTCAGGTGCCTATGCCGACCTTTCCGCAACCGCGGAGAGGTGGCTTCGAGAGGTCGGCGTCGAACGGAGCGCAGACTAAATCTCAACACTAATCCGTCGAGACGGAGACACGCGGCTATGCTGCGAGCAACTCTGGGCGAAGAAGAGACCGTGACCGTGCTGATTACGGACACGGCAGAGATGGGCGTTTACGAGTGCACGCTGTGCGTCCTCCGTGACGACTGGCGGGTGTTCAGTTATGGTACCCTTCTACTGAAGGTGACCATGGACGGGAAAGACGCGATTATGGTGGGTAGGGCTGCCAAGCAGCTCATCCACCGTGAGACCGGTCGACCGGCCGAGGGATTCGTGGGGTCGCTGCTGGCGACCATCGCCGCGGCCGAACAAGCACAGCTGCATTCGGAAGACAATCTCCGAAAGGTAATATCTCGGTGGTTCCACCAGGAGTACGACATCCCGGCGGGCATGGATTTGACACTGGTTCCGGTAGCGGAGCCGACCGACCAAGACGGTCTGACGGCGGCGCTGCTGCGTGTGCCCGCGCAGCTTTCGCGCGAGGCCGCCTATCAGGGCCTCAGCGTCTGCATCGAAGAAGAGGTGCTGGAGGCGCTTGTCCTCCGGGACAATGTCGGTTGGGAGATCGTCGAGGGCAAACCTTGCGGGGAGTCTGACAACTTCCTCAGCTCCATGGGGACGCCGCCGGGGGTGGCGTTCCTCGTGAACACCCATGGGTACCGCTTCCAGCGCCGTTCCGCTCGTACGGCGCAGCGTTAGCGGAAACACGCTCAGATAACGGGGTGCGATCCCGTTCTCTATTAACCGTTAATACTTTTTGCAGGAGGCATTACGCGTGTGCGCGTATACGTATGGGTATATAATACCCATACGTATACGCACACAGTTCCCGAGCGCCAAGTAGTGTCAACACGCTTGTTGACACTCGGCTAGCGCAAAAACCGCAATGATTTCAAGTACTTAGCCGCCAAGGGCCACGAGCCCGCCAACACTCGTGGCAACAGCAATGTTGACACCTTTTCTGTAATAAAATCAGGTAGTTACGGCAATCGCGCCAACACAACGTACTGTCAACAAGCATGTTGACAGTCCCTCCTAGTGTGTTTACCCATGTCCCAACGCGCTCCCTCGGCCAAGTTCATCAACCATGACGCTGACGATTGCACAGTCACCATCCTGGTGTTCAAGTCCAATGACTTGTCTGCTCCGGTAGGACATCTCTACTACGATCACTCTGATGACTCTTACTGGAAAGAAGACACACTCACTCCCATTGATATGGGGAAACTCGTTCTGTGGTCCTGTAACAACAACCTCTTCAGAACCAACTTCTACCTCCCGTACCGCTACGTAGATGCTGAAGTAGCGCAGCATCTTCGCGGACTCGCGTCCTACAGAACTGAAGAACCTGCTGCAATTGCTCTCAGCTACTCAATCGCGCGTAACCCCATGTCTGCCAAGCAGAACTTCTCTCTCGACTTGGTAGAGGGGCAGGACTTCGTCGCGCGTATGAAGCGTGCCGGCTGGGTCACTCGTGAAGACAAGGTCGATACCGCACGTCTTGCTGAGCGTGTCGACAACGTAACGACGGCGCTACTGGACAGACTTCAGCGGGTGCAGACGTTCGTACTGAAGTGTGAAGAAGACGGCGCCGAGACACGCCTGCGTGCAGACAAAGTGCAAACTGTAGGCAACAAGCACCGTACAGAGAGCAGTGCACTCTTTGTCGAGCTACAGGACATTAGCAACCAGCTGGAGCGCGCACGTGGGGAGTACACCGGAATCGGGGAGATGACCCCACTGCTGGATGCCTTTGGCAGAGCTAACGAGATTGCTGCGCAGCTCCGACGACTGGACGTCAGCCGCGCTCTGCGCTCCTTCGCATCGAAGGGCTCCGCTGAGAAGTGGAAAGAACACCGACTGTCCCTCCGCAAGTCCATCAACCTATCTGGAGAGCTAGCAGCCCTTGGGAAGATTTTCCCGGTGCTGGAGCTGATTGAGGTGCTGGACCAGGGCACGGACGCGCTAAAGCTCAGCCTACCTAACGGCGTGCACATCACACTCACACCCACCACTATCAAGCTCGACGGGCCTTCGGACTTGCTGCAAGCGCTGGTAGCAGGACATCAGATTGCGACAGGGCAGTCCGAGCACACGGGAATGGCGAGGAAGAAGATTGTCAGACGGGCTAGTAAGTGAGTGTAGGTGTAGGTAGTCGGCGAGGGTGAGAGAACTAGGAGGCCGTTTTGGCAACAAGCGTGTTGACACCCTTGCTACAGGACCTAACCCCGCGGAATCATTGCACTTTTGGTGGCAACAAGCGTGTTGACACTCAGGGGGCGTAATCTGCGCGCAGCGGCAGTAACACCAGCTAACCCCGCGGAATCATTACGCTTTAGGTGTCAACAAGCGTGTTGACACTGACGCCTGCCTGTATTTTTTGACGTATATACACTATGTGTATATACGTCAGACAGCTATTAACGGTTAATAAAAACCAATGTTCGTTTTTTATGCAAATACCCAAACGACTTTGGTATAACAACTTTGCACGCGGTCATTACTGTCGCCGTCGTACATGCCTTATGGGCAAACCTGTCGACCGCGTTTTCCGCCCGAGAGGGCATTCCAGCAGAAGAAGGAAGAGCACAATGGGTCAGCTTGGCAAGACCAGCGTTTCGCTCCACGACATCAACGTGGAGCAGTTCCCGAACATCCGCAGCAACATGGACCCGGGGTCGTTGCGCAATCTCGCGCTCGACATCTTCTCGAACGGGATCATCTATAGCCCCATCGTGACGCTGCTGCCCGCCGAGGGTGGCGAAGGCGAGGTGCCTTGCCTCGCAGCCGGATTCCGGCGGGTTCAGGCCCTCAAGAACCTGGAGGCGATGATCATCGACCACAACCAGCGACTGGCCGCGGGGGACGATGGTTTCAAGGACACGGACGACTCGTACCCCTTCGACAAGGTCCCCGGTGGGGAACCGCTGGTCTTCGAGTACGACATCATCGACGTCGAGCTGTGCGCCCCGGAGGAGGTGCAGAGCATCCAGTTCCGCGAGAACATGCAGAGAGAGGACCTCAACATCATGGACCGCATCAGTGCGGTCTGTGGGTTCCTGGCCTCCGGCGTGACGCAGAACGACCTCGCGCAGATGTCCAACATCACGCAGTCGCTGATCTCGCAGTACAACACGGTGTTCACCGGCTGCATCAGCGACGTGCACGATGCGCTCCGCGCGGATCAGATCCGGTTCCGCGACGCGCTCGCCATCTCCAAGCTCCGCCTGGAGAACAAGAAGCCCGCTGTGCGGGAGCAGCGCCTCGCCCTCGACAAGCTCATCAACAAGCCCGAGAAGTCGAGCGTCGAGGGCGAGAAGAAGCGCTCGCTCGCGGACCTTCGCAAGCTGCGCCTCACGCTCAGCAACGAGCAGAACTACGCCGACGCGTCGGGTGAGCGGAAGCGCATCATCCAGGAGACGCTGACCTTCCTCGACAACCCGGACCTCACGGAAGAGGTGCTGGTCTACGGTGGTGGCGATACGCCCATCGACATCACGGTGAACATGCCTGAGCCCCCGCCCGAGAAGGTGGTCAAGGAGAAGAAGCCCGCCAAGGAGAAGGCCCCCAAGAAGGAGAAGGCGGCCAAGGGTGCGAAGGGCACCAAGGGCACCAAGGGCACCAAGACGACGACGGCTCCCGCCGCCGCCAGCCCCGCGACCGACACGGCGAAGGCCCCGACGGCGGCGCGCAAGATCGTCCGCGCGGCGAAGCCCACGGCCTGAGAATATTAACGGTTAATACCCGTTAAGGATTCCACAAGCAAGAAGCGGCAGTCGAAAGACTCGCCGCTTTTTTTATTTCTCTTCCCGGAGTTGTACATGCCCTCAAGCGAGCAGACGCTACAGACCCATCTGGACGCGACCACACCGCTCATTTGTATTCAGACATTCGAAGAGGCGAGAGTAATCGCTTACATGAAGGCGTACATCAGCACGCAATTCATGGAGCATCGCACAAAGGGTCATCTCTGGTTCTGGTCACTGACCGAAGGTTTGCAGCTGCTAGCTGCTCCGCTGGGTAGCGCCGAGCAGGTTGACATCAGCATGCGGCGGGAACTGCAGAAGAACAACATCGACCTGGAAAACGATCCGAAGTCGGGGCTTCCACGCTGCACCCGCGCCGATATGATGCAAGTGCTCACCGCCGCGATCAACCATCTCAAGATGGGAATTGGTGCGACCGACGGATCCGCCGAGACGGACGCGGTGCACACCTGGGTGTTCGCGGATGGCACGCAGTTCCTGACAAAAGGCAACGCGTATCCGATGCAGCGCAAGCTGCGAGATTTCTACCAGTACGCGATGGACTCTTCGGCCACGCACCGCTGCATCATCCTCGATCCAAACTTCGAGTCGCCCGACCGAATGGACAAAGTGATGAGTGTCATTCGGTGGGACCTCCCAAACCGTGAAGCGATCCGCCGACTCATCGATGAGTGGAAGGTACGCCTCGACGTGGACCTTCCAATCGGCACAAGCTACGACCGCCTGATTGACGCGCTACTCGGCCTGAGCGCCCACGAAATCTGCCGAGTGTTTCAGCTGAGCGTCGCAGTGCGTGGCACCTTCACGGCGGAGTTCGCCCTCAAAGAGAAGGAGGACATCATCCAGAAGTCCGGCCTTCTGCGTCACTACAGTTCCATCGGTGGGTTGGACAAGATCGGCGGTCTGGAGAACCTGAAAAGCTGGCTGGCCGTACGTCGCAACGCTTTCGGTGAGCGTGCCCGCGAATTCGGCCTAAACATCCCGAAGGGTGTCATGGTCGCCGGTGTGGCCGGCACAGGAAAGACGCTGGTGGCCAAGTGCATCGGTGCCGCGTGGGGCATGCCGGTCTTGCACTTGGACGTAGGCTCGCTGATGAACTCCTACCTGGGCGAATCCGAGGGTCGCTTGCGCAAAGCCCTTGCCGTAGCCGACGCCATGGCGCCTTGCATTCTGTTCGTGGATGAGGCAGAGAAGGCGTTTGGCGGATCCGGTGGAGAGCGTGACGGCGGCACAGGCGGACGTCTACTCGGAACGTGGCTGACCTGGATGAATGACCACGAGTCCGAGGTCTTCACAGTGATGACCGCGAACCGAGTCTGGTCGCTTCCTCCAGAGTTCCTGCGGGCAGGTCGCTTCGACGCGGTGTTCTTCGTCGACTTGCCCAACCGAAAGGAGCGCGAGGCAATCCTCCGGGTGCATCTGCGGAACCGCAATCGTGACGCGGACGACAAGGTGCAGTTCCCCGATCTCAGTCGTGTTGCAGACCTACTGGAAGGCTATACTGGCGCGGAGATTGAGGGCGTGGTGAACGCCGCTATGTTCGTCGCCTTCAACTCCAACAATCCGCTCAACCAAGAAGCGCTCGTCAGTTGCGCCTCGGCGGTGGTCCCGCTCTCAATCACCATGGGAGAGGAAATCGAGAAGCTGCGTGAATGGGGTAAGGCGCGCGCTATCACCGCGTCGGCGACTTCTACCTCGGAAGCGACAACAGCCGTTCCTCCGGTGGGTAACGGACTCAAGAAAGTGTTTCGGCGGCCAGGACAAGCATGAGGTTCAATCCGACACGTATACATCGTCTGGACTACGCGCTGGGCGGCGGTCTTCCCCCCGGAATTACGATGCTGTGGGGAAACTCTGGATCATGTCGTACGTTGTTCGGACTCAATCTACTGAAGACTGTCGAACACGGCGCACTGATTCACTTGTCGGGGCAGCCCGACATGCACCAAATAGAGACGGCTTGGCGATCCGACGCGCCGCTCTTCCTACCAGAGAACGGTGAGGCAGCGCTGTCCATCGCGTACGACCTAGTCGACAACGGTTGCAAGGTTGTCGTACTTGATAGTTTGCCGGGGCTACAGGCGTCGTCGTCGTTCCACGCGGGTTTCCGCAAGTTCGACTACATAGGAACCAAGCACCTACTGCTGCACGGATTTGGGGAGCTAGGCCGCTTAGCGATGGCGCGCGGCGCCACAATATTAACGGTTAATGACCACAGGCGGAATGTGAGCACCGGAAAAGTGCAGGCGTACATGTGGAATACCGTGCGTCCATTGTGCTCCTGCATACTGCGGACCTACCGGGAAGAGTACACCACCGAGTACGGTACCATTACCGAAACCTCCATACGGATAGAGGCCCAGGAGCTTCGTAGGCAGCCGCTAACAGCGGTTATAGAGACTTCGGTGTACTGGCCGCATGGATTCTCCCAACCTAGAGAGCTAATGGCTCTAATGGCTGAACTAGGTATTATGGAGCGTCGAGGCGTATACTGGCATGTGGCCGGTGTGCGCCTCGGCCCGGGTTACGCTGCGGCCTGCGAGCAGCTTGAGCCCAGCATGGTTGAGTTTGAGCAACTGGTAGCGCAACACATACGGGAGGCAAAATGCCAAGAATCGAAGTAGTCATCGGACGCGACGGAAAGTCCAAAGTCGAGATTCACGAGGGGGCCGGAGAGGGCTGCGCGCTGCTGACCAACAAGGTGCGCAGGGCGCTGGGCGGCGAAGTCATCTCGGAGCAGAAGAAGCCCGAATTCTATGAGGTTGCCGAGGAAGGGCAAGTCCGTGGCAGAGATTAAAACTGCCCCCCGCGAATCCTGGCTACGGGTCGCCAACATCATCCCTAATTCGGAGGCTAACGGCCCAGGCGTGCGCACGGTAGTACACTTCGGTGGATGCACACTTGGCTGCGCCGGATGCTTCAATCCGCAGCTCTGGCCGAAGGAGTCCGACAGCTATCGTATCGTGCACCCACTGGAGCTGGCCTGCGAACTGAGCGCCATGGGGCCACACTTCACGTTTTCTGGGGGAGAGCCACTGCAGCAACCATTGCTTCACGTGCTGATGCTGGAATTGAAGCATCTGCTGCGCGAGCAGGATCCATCTTTCGTTATCTACACCGGATACATGTGGCAAGAGCTGTGGGGCATGGCGTATTTCGCGGCGTCAATGGCGGACGCTCTGGTCATGGGGCGGTACAATCCCACCCGAGCAGCGGCAGATGGATTCTGCTCCACGACCAACCAGCAACTGCGATTGCTCAGTACGCGGTACACCCCCGCAGATTTTAATCGTAAAGTGGAAGTCATCGTCGGCCCCGCCGGGCAGAAGACAATCACAGGAATTCCAACAGAAGAACTGCGGAAGGAGCTAGCTTGAGCCACCTACTTGTTTGCGCTACGGAAATCAAGGATCTGAACGCCGTCGTACGGGCGCTGCGTCGTATGGGCCTCAAGGAAGGAACGGACTTTCAGGTGTCGGCTGACCAGCGGCTTGTCCACACGGCGTACAACAAAGCCGTGACGGAGCAGATGTCTCTGCTGATTCCGAAGAGTACGCACAGCGGATACGGAGACTTCGGGCTGAAGAAGCGCGGAGAGAACTACGTCGTCTACGTCGATGATATTGACGTGCGGAGTTCGCTGACGTCAATGGTGAGCCAGCGTGGCGTCGACAAGAGCATGCGCGACTCTGGATTCACTGACCGCTTGCTACAGTGGTACGGGGTGGTATGCGCAGAAGACACACTGCGTGCCGAAGGTATGTCCCCGACTACGGTCGAGGATGCGGACGGGCGGATGCGAGTAACCGCGACCTACTGACCGATATTAACGGTTAATAGTGTCGCACTGACGTGGGAGGGTTCGCCCTCCTTTTTAGCTGGGATCGAGAATGCGTTCATTACTTGTACTGTTGCTTTGCGCCACAAATGTATGCGCACAGGATTTTCCTGTCGAAAGCGCGGAGCGGAACCGGACGGTTGAGACATATTTTCAAAAGGTAGCTGAGCTGGGCGAAGAGAATGGCGCGCTCAAAGAAAAGCTGAAGCAGTCACGGCTGCTGCTAGAGGCAGAAAAGAAAAAAGGCGGCTCGTGGTACGAGTCGCCTTCTTTGTGGGTTGGTCTGCTATTTGGGGCGGCAGCAGGATTTACCGCGGGTTACTCTTTGCTCCGGTGACGCCGTGCGGCTAGGGCGCCCGCGCCTAGAACTGCCGCAGACGGAATACCGAGCATGAGTGCGGCGTTGCGGACCTCTTCGGAGCGCATCTTGTTCTGCGCCCGCGCAGCCGCGTGACCCAGCGCACCCATCGGTAGACCCAGCGCTAGTGCGCCCAGGGCAACGTCACTCCCTCTGGCCGGAATGCGCTCTGTGCTCCGAAGAAGAAATGGGCCAACGCGCGTGAAGCGATGCACAGCGCCGCGTGACTCGGCGCCCATCGCAGCGCCACCCAAAGCCCCAATCGAGCCTAGCGCCAGCGCTGCCGCGCCCTCGTTTACTTTGGGCGTAAACCGAAAGAACGCGGTCTTCTCCAGCACTTCTGCCGTCTCTCGGAGTGTAGGAAGCATCACACCATTCCCTGGTTCACGTTGGGTCCGGTCTCATCCGGAATGTTGAACTGGTCGACCAGACCAAGCTGCGACAAGCGGATGGGCTGGATACGCTCGTACTGAATCGAGCACTGCTCCTGAATGATCAGGCCCTGGGCATCGAAGCCGAAGCCATACTGCGGGATGTAGCAGTTCTCGATGTAGCAGGCCGCGACGTTATTCTCTTCGTTGTCCTTGAGGACGATCATCAGCCCGAGGGGCTGGCTGAACAGGTCCGACGCAAGGTTCATGAAGACGTTGTCGTAGCCCGGCGGGATGCGCACGGAGTGCAGGCCCGCGGAACGCTTGGCCGAGTTGCTTCCATCCGTGAGGAACGGGTTGGAACCAACGCCGCCGGCCTCGAAGAGCGGACGGATCTTGACTGAACCGACCGTCGTGTCGGCCCGCGTGTCGTAGTACGCGTACAGCGTGCGGAGCAGGCTGTTACCGTGGTACATCACACGACCGAGATTCAGCTGGCCAACCGCACGACCGGTGATGGTGTAGCTGCGGTTCGAACCGACCTCGAAGATTCGCGAAATGGACTGGTTCTGACCAACCGAGAAGTTCTGGATGAGACCGATGGGGTAGACCAGCGTCCGCCCCAGTTCTGCGTCATCGGCGCCAGCGCCGGGGAAGCCGATCATGTTGAAGAACGGCGGCCCTGCGCACACAAGAGCGAACTGCGCATTGATGAAGTTGCCGTCCGGCAACCCACCCTGCACCCGCGTGTGATGGGGACTCCAGCTTTCGATTCCGTTACCCATGGTGGAGTTCTTTCCTGAGTGAGAGTTTGTGGCGGGAGTCCCCGGAGCACTAACCGCTATTAACGGTTAATACTACTTAGCGGCGGATGACCGTGACGAATACGGAGCAGGCGTTGTTGTCGCCGTTGTCCGCCTTGGCGAACACGAGTTTGATGTTGTCGCCTTCATCCACGTTCGCCGCCGCGTCATCCCACGACGTGACCATCCGGAACAGCGCCTTGTCGTCGCAGTTGCGGATGCTGATCGCCGGGGAGATGGCCGTGCCGGCCTGATTCGCCACGGTCACGGTATTCGCGCCGGCATTGTTCGCACCAGACGCCGTCTTGACGACGTAGAAGTCGACGACCGTGAGGTCGAACTCCGCCTCGATGGAGATGGTGTCGCCACCGTCAAGGTCCGCATGATCGTAGCGAATGACAACCGGATTGACAGACGCGGCTTCGAGAGCCGTCGTGCGAGCCTCGTGCGTCTCGAAGGCGTCATCCACGTCCTTGTACAGATCCGAGAGGGCCTCGCCGAGAAGATCCTCACGGAAGGCCCGGCCGGCGGGGCGCTTCTTGCTGCCAAACGAATCAGATGCCATGTGTCGACTCCTGGGTGTGTTAACCGTTTATACCACGTTCGCGGAATGCGTCCGAGTATCAGGTGGTGATTACGACGTCAATCGCATTCACGGGGAACCAAGGCGTTACCTTGCACGCCGCCACGATGCCGTCGAGACGATTGGGATTGCGACCAATCGAAGTAACTGCCGCCTCGGCGAGCGGGCGGTTCTCACCGACGAACGCGGACGAGACGCCGTTCAGTCCGAGACCAAGCGCCTGCAGGAACGTCTTGGTGATGTTGTTACGGCCAACGCGACCGCGAATCTGATTCCGGATCGCCTTCGCGTACACATCCACCGAACGACGGATGGACATTTCCTGCGCCACAATCGACGAGGTGTCGGTCGATAGCTGGTGTCGCACCAGCAGCGGCGCACCCTCGGTATCCTGCACTACCCACAGGATGCCGCCGGAAGCGGCCGTGGCCATCTCGTCTTCACTGAAGATGTCGCTGGACCCCTCGACACCCATAAAGCCCACGAGCGGGTAGTTGGAGAACGACTGCTGCGGAGGAAGCTGTCCGCACATGGCGGCGAGAGCAGCGGAGATGTAGTAACCCGGAACCGACGCCTTCGTGCCGTTGACGGGCATGATCACCCGCTCCGGCAGTACGAGGAACAGACGCTGGTTCTGGTAGCCGCCGGGACCGCCGGCAATCTCGGCGAGCGTCTCACACAGCGCGAGGCGACCGGCAGCGCGACTCTTGTCAATTGCGGCCTGCCGAATGTTCACGCTGCACAGTTCTCCGTCGACCTCGAAGCTGCTCAGGTGCGACGAGTCCGTCTGGAAGTACGCATCGCCGTTCCCGCCAGTGCCAGGACCCTGACCCGGTAGGTACAGATTGGTCGTATCGATCTGCACCGTGGTCGCGCTGACAATCTTCGTGATCAGCCAGCGGAAGGCGTCGCCACCGCGGTCGAGGAACAGGCCGACCTCGGGGCCGTAGTCCTGGCCAACCGACGCGGAGATCGTATTGCCGTTCGCATCCGCCTTCCCGTCGAGTGCCGTCACGACGTTGAGGGTGTCGTCAGTGAAGGTAAGCTCGTACTTGCCCCCGCCCACACTCTCGATGGTCATGTTCCCCGAGATAGCGAGCTTGGGCTCCTTCTCCGTGGGGAGCTTGAGGTTACACAGACCGATACGCTCCTTGCCCTGGTCAGCGCCAGAGAAGGTGGTCACGTGCGCGCCCACTAGGTCGGCAATAACGCGGTCCTGCGAGCAGGTTGCGAGCGAGTAGACCTCCTTGCGACCGAGGAAGCCGAGCGCCTGCTCGTAGGCTTCTAGCGTCCCGTTAGGAGCGTCTGCGCTCACGTCCGACACGCCAAGTGCGGCGAGCTGGATGCTGGGCGCGTTGAGGAAGCCGCAGTACAGTGCGTACGCGAGCGGATTCTCCGGGGAGATAGGCCCGATGAGCGCCGCCACCTCGTCCGTGTTGTTGAACAGCAACAGCTGCGGAACACCGGCGGCTGCCGTCACGTCCAGACGGAGGGCCTTGTATCCGACGTACAGCGGAGCGTTGCCGGCCAGCGCCAGACCGGCACTGGAGCGGTTCAGTACGTGCTTCAGTTCAAACGACTGCGTCGTCGTGTTGACGGTCATCTCAGGCTGGAGGCGGTCGTTCGCCTCGGCATCAAGACCATGCGCCACGATGTACCAGTCGTAGAGGTAGCCGGCGTTGGCCACTGCGTACTCGCTCAGCGCGAGCTGCGCACCAGTGAACACGCTGCTACCGACCTTGAAGTCCTGCACAGCCACAACGCGGCCCAGAACGTTGGTACCGTTCTTGATCATGTCGCCGACGTACACCGGGTGGCTATCGCCGTGGAACACGCGACCGCTGTATGACAGCTGGTTGGGATTCAGCGCGGAGTACCAGTCGCGCACGAAGGTGACATCCACCCGCGGAGTCGCGGGGAATCGAGCGAACAGCGCCGTCTTGTTGGTGGCGTTATGCCCGGCCGTGTCGTCACCGCGAAGCACGATGGTGATGTCACCGGGGTCCGTGCTCGTCGCGTCAGCGCTGTACACGACCTTCGACGTAGAGTCCAGCAGATAAGTGGTCAGCACGGACGGGCTGGAGAAGTCGAACGTGTCGGCCGAGAACACACCGTTGCGCAATCCGTTGCTCACGGAGATGACGCGCAGTGCGTTGGACTCGCCATCATCCTTGACCAGAATCGAGGCAACAGCGCTGGAGGTCTCGGTATCGAGCAGCCCGGTGAACAGCGCGGTCAGCAGCGCGGAAGAGCCGGCAGTCACGATCTTGAACGTGGCGGGGGTCGCCGCCACATCGTAGATACACAGTTTGCCATTGACCGCGGAGGTGTACAGCTTGCCGTTAAGCACCGTGGCGGCAATACGCGCGTTCAGTACGACAACGACTTCAGCCAGGGTCGGATTCGCGTCAAACGCACCGATGGCCGCGGTAATCGTCGTCTCCGCACCGTTGTACGAAAACACAAGCGGCAAAGCGGCGGCGTTACTTGCCAGATCCGCGAGCGCCTCGGCCGTGACCTCCGAAAGAATGAAGGAGGGAATCAGGAGGCTGCGCAGCGTAAGGGACAGGTTCCCTGGTACGAGCGTGGTCTCGCCGCGTGTGGACGCAGACGGGTTGTAGACCGCCGGCCCCATCGTCGCGCCACGGCGCTTTGCATTTGCGTCGTAGGCCGCGAGAAGTTCCATGGCGGCATTGGTGACCGTACGCTGGCGGAAGCCACCGAACAGGTTCTCAATTAGCCGTGGGGAGCCCTTCAACTGGATGGTCGAGTCGTGGCAGTCTGGGGCGGTTGCCGCAATCTGCAGAACCGAGACTTCCTCACCTCGCGGGTTGTTCAGCGTGACCACGCTCGCCGACCCGAGTGCATCGGGCTCGATGACGGCGTTGATGGCAGTGACCACAGACACATCGGACGAGAACGACACTTCGCGCCACGTCGAACCGCCGATGGAGAGCAGAAGCGACTCACCGACGATATCCAGGTCGCCACCGGTAACGTTCTCGGTCGCGTGCTGCACCGCACCCGTCACAGTCGCGATCTGTGTTTCAACTCCGGGGGTCGTCCCGAAGTTCACCGGGTCTACACCGTTGGAGAGATAGTGCGTCGCGAAGAACGGCTCGCAATCCGTCTGGTAGCAGACGGAATCAGCCAGGGTGGAGTCGTACGCGAACTCCAGTAGCACGTGCTGTGCCGCGTCGAGGCCGACCGGCGAAGACAGCGCGTCAGCCAGCTCAGCGAACGTGCAGTCCGTACCGATATTAACGGTTAATACATCGCCGGCCCACGACACGCTCGTCGCGTCCTCGGCCGAGACCACCACCGTAATATCGTTGCCGGCAGCGCCGATGTAGTTACCAACCGTACCGTTCGAAGCTGCCAGCCAGTTCTGTAGACCGACGGCCGTGACGCGCAGGTAGTTCTGCCCGGCGCAGTCCGGCCATGCAGCCGTCGTCCCATCCGTGATGTCCGCGCCGTGGTTCTTGTAGTGCACGAACGGGATCGTGACGGATGCGTGCACGCCGGGATTCACGACGAGATTGGTCTTCGAGGTCGAGGACCGCTTACCGAACAGTGGCGTGCGCGTGTTCGACAGCGCGGGCTGGCAGGCACGCGTCACCGCTACGTTCGACACCTTGCTGTCGCCACCCGTGTAGGAGTTCCAGTTCACAGCCGATTCCTGGCTGAGACTGAGCAGCGTGTTGTTGAAGAACCGGTATACCGCCACGTCCTGTGAGTCGAACGTGATCTCGTCGACCGATGCCTTCGGAGACGGCATGTCCTTGTACGAGATGCTGGCGGCCAGACCGTCGTACGCGGACATGCCAGAGATGTCGCGCTCCACGAACGACGCGAGACCCAGGTCGGTGTACCCGTCGTCGTCAATCGTCATGAGCTTCAGACGCGCCGACGCGCCCTTGGCCAGCGTGCGAATCACGAGCTGATTGTTCAGGAAGCGCGCGTACGCCCCCGACAGCTGCGAGTTGATGCTGTTGACGACGAGTGCCTGCGAGATGGGCATCGAGTTCACAGTGATCGGGAAGCCAATCACCTGACCCGAACCGCCGCCGACCGCGATCTTCAGCTTCTTACCGCTCAGCGAGATGAGGTCGCCTACCGAGTCAGCGCGCACCTGTGCGGCAAGCAGCACGAGAGCGTCGGAGTTCTTCTCACCCGCGGGAGTCAGCGGTTCCACAATCTGGAAGCACGGACCGACCATGCAGGGGAGAAGGGAGGGAGTCAGAACGGTAGGCGGCTGCGCCGTGGTTACCTGACTGACTGTAACGCGTGGACGGTAAAGCTTGGCAGCCATTGGCTAGGACTCCATCACAGTGTTTGCGGTCAAGAGGAGTATACAAACGAACAGTGGCAAGACCAAAGTCCCGCGCTATTCGAATCCGCTATTTCGTAGTAGCGGTCATGATGAAATGGCGAATCTTGCCAAAAAACTGTTCCGAGTCAACGAGCAGGCGGTCCTGCATGTACACTGGAACAGAGAGCTGCACACCGCGAAAGTCGCCGCTCGGGGACCCCGGCATGAAGCGCGAATAGTCATCTTCCTGGCTCATCTGCATACGGCCGGTCAGGATGGCATGAAGCTTCGCCGCTCGCTGTAGCTCTCCCTTGAACGGAATCACAAGGCGAAATAGCAGGTACGCCAGCCACTGTGCCTCCGCACCCTCTCTGGCGCCGACCGTGATGATGATCGTCGAGGACATCAAGTCGGAGGTGGACCGACTGGTATCCATGAGAGATTGCATTTCCATCTGGTTGATCGAGAGTCCAGAGAATCCGATTGGCCCTCGCGAAACGATGACGCGCGGGCGCTGCATCCCGTTCACTTCAGGTTCCTGGCCCGCGACCAGAATTTCAGAAGTCTCCGGGTCTTCGGTCCACCGGTAGCGCCCAAGCGGCAAGCTAGCGAACACTCCCTGCGCCCAGATAATCCAGGCGCGTGTAACTCCCTGCCAGGGGTCGTTGACCTGAACCTGCGCGTTAGTAATCGGTGTGAGGGGCTGCACAGTGTTAACCTCTTGTCGGATCGTAGATATAGCGTAACGCAGTGTCTAAGTCCGACGATTCCACGTTCTGTGGCGCGGTGTAGTTTCGGTCTGGAGAGGCGGAGAGGTTGCGTACCTCCTCGGTTGTGAGTCGCAGCGGTATGCGGTACTCGATGTCAGACAGAGGTATTCTGAACAGCGTGCCCTGCTGCCGAACCAACGCTCTCCCGAACATCACTTTCTGTACGCGCGAGCCGACCTTCCACCGGACGTTCTCCGCCTCAATCACTAAGAACTTATCGCCGAGTTCTGGGTAGTTCCCGAGCGCGAAGGTCGTGTTCTCGACCTCGGTCTGCGCCGACTGCGGAGTCCGCATTACTGCCTGATCAGGAGTAACGATCTGCATGTAGCACTCAATGGGCGCGAAGTAGCCGCCGGCCCAGCCGGTACCGAAACACGCGCCGCAGTTACCCAGAAGTCTCTTCTGCTGCACGCGGTCCCAACAAGTCGTGCAACGCTGCCCTCCGGTGCGGATTGGGAAAATCCAGACCTTTCGCCCCTTGGCCTCGCGGAGAATCAGGTTCTCCATGCGCGCCATCTCCAGCGCCGTAAGGTCTGGCTCTGCCGATAAGCGTACGCCCCCTTCCGCGGGGTACACGAACTCTTCGACGGCAGACCGACGCCGGACGCGTAGCCGATACCACAGGCGGTCATAGAACGAGTGCTGACCGCGAATGGTTGTGTCTCTAAACCAGAACTGCCCGATTTGTGCTGCGCCCACATCGGCATACGGGCCGTACTGCGAGATTGACCGCTGGACGAAGCACTCGTAGTCCAGCACGTCGTCGTAGCAGGGTGCTACGTCCCAGAAAATGTCTAGGTAATCGATACTGAAGCTGCGGACGAGAAGGCGGGTTATGTTCAGCATACGTATTAACCGTTAATAATAGGGAGTACCTACATATTAACGGAAATACTCAGGGAGTGGTTGCGGGCTGGGTTTCTGACTGCGCGGCGCGCTGTGCGGCGCGGCGGCGCATAACGAGCGCAAGTGTTCCGGCTCCGGCTACTGCGCCAGCGACCGGAAGAACGGCTGAATTCATCTTGAAGCGCTTATTTGCTTGCCGTCTCTGCGAGATTTTGTCTGCAACGAAGCCGAGATTTTCTTCAACCGACCGACCGGTCAAAGCGCGAGACTTCAACAGCGCGGGTACGCCCTGTACTGGATTCGAACGGGCGTGTCGCGCTAACGCGGCAAGCTCCTGCGCCTTCTTAGCTCCGCCGCCCATGGCAGCGTCCGCGCGCAGTACATTCTGCACGGCATTCTGATAACCCGCGTTTGGGTGCCGAGCAACGTCACGATGGAATTTGTCTAGGGGCTGCTGACTGCGAAAGCTGCGAGCCTTAATCCGCGCTTTCAGTGAAGCCCAGCGCCCCAGTTCCGGAGCAGTGGCCGCGCCGTAGTAGTCGTGCGCGGCTTGCCGTAGTAGTCGGAGTTCACTCTTCACGCCGGCCGTCTTTACGGGCTTCGCTTCGGGAGCTTTCACCGTAGCGGATCTGACCGCGAACGTGTTGGTAGGCCCCATGGCGCGAACCGTGTTACGCGCCTTGACGTCAACTGGAGTCGTTCCGCCGGTCTTCAGAAGGTTGAAGAACTGAGCAGCCGCGAGCTTCTGCTGTACGTCGGGAGCCCGTTCTTCGGTCAACATTGCGAGAAGTGTGCTGGACATCACAGTTTCCTCGACCAGTTGTACACGTTGTTCACCATGGAGATGTACAGGTGCGCCTCGTCGCCGGCATTGTCAGGTACACGGATTCGCAAGCCGCCGCGGGAAGGTACGTCCATATCGAAGCTGATGACGTAGGTTCCATCGGCCGCCGTCTGCTGGTTATCCGCGACGAGCTGAGGGCTCGCGGCCCACACCGAGTCAGAGGGTGACACGTCGATGTACACGTTCTGCGTAGCCGTGACGCCGGTCAGTACGATCTGAAACTTGGTGAAACACTGCGCTTCCGGTACTTCGACGCTAATTGCTCCGTCTAGCGCGTAGTCCTTCCGGTAGTAGTCCGACTGTCTGTAGTCGATACCCATGCTGTCACTCCCCGCCAAATAGGCTGTTTACAAGTGCGTACTCTGACGCAACACCTGAGCCGTTGAAACCGCCGCCCAGATTCTGCGCAATCTTGATTCGCTGCTTCTTGCCTTCGTACCCTTGTTCGAACATGGCTGCCCACGCCCGGTACGTATCTCCCTTATCACTGATACTGACCTGCTGCCCCTGCCCGTCCGAATACCGAAGTTGATTACGAGTTTGTAGCAGCCCTAGCGAGTAGAGCAGTGACACAATCGCTTTGTCGATCAACAGCGGGATACTGGGGTGGGACGAGAAAGTCACTGCGTCCAGCAACGGGGGCGTGGTATTCCAGTCAGTCAGCGCCTCGACAAGCGCAAGCGCGATCTGCCGATCAGAGTGTTCCACCCCGGCGGTCAATCGGTTCAGCTGCGGGTAGTCACGCAGCTTGGCGCGCACGACTGCGATGAGAGAGCGCAGCTCTTCGCCCGCACGGAGTAGCCCCGCGTCCGCCACGGCTTCGGTTCCGGCCGGGATATTTCCTGGGAAGTTGCCGTTATCCGGGTCAGACATTGATTGGCTCCAGAGTATTAACCGTTAATAACGCTGTTAGCTAACGGCTTTTATAGCAGGCCGGCGTGCGCGGTATGACCAAGCCACACGAGGTCAGCCTTCGGGCGCGCTAACCGGTCTAACGCGCGGCATGATGGCTTTACGTACAGGGCGGGCCGCCTGCTTTGAGTTTACATCAGACGTGGGAGCGGGCGTAGCCACTTCGGGTACCTCGTCGACAGGCGCGTCACTTACGGCGGGCGCATCGGTGGTCTCCTCCACTTCCGCGTCGGTTTCGGCCGCTACCGGCGGAGCGTCCGCAATCACCTCATCCACGGCAGCAGGCGTTTCATCTACGACCGCCGGTTCCGCCGACTTCTCTTCCACCACGGGTGCTGGTACATCCGCCGCCTTCGCCTCGACCTCGGCCTCGGTATTAACGGTTAATACCGGCGACGCCTCGGGTGTGGCCCACCGCTCCCACATGCTCTCATCGGTGCCCGGCAGCTTCTCCACGGTGAGCAGCCCGGCCGTAACATAGCTGCGGATACGCCCCATCGTACGCTGGAAGGCGGCGTCCTGCAACACTACTGGGCGCTTCAACTCCTTGCCTTCCAACATGACCTTACCGCGGCGCGCTTCTACGGAGATACCGGCGCTGGACCGACGGCGAGGATCACGGCGCGTATTCACAAGAGGAATGAGCTTTACCATCTCGAAGTCTCCTATCTCCAAAAAGAAAAAACCCGGTCGTCAAATGACGCCGGGTTATCGTAACATCTTCGGGGTGTCGGGCGACACCCTTGTTACGGGATCAGAACTGCGACATGTTCGGGACGGTCACGCCCTGCTCAACGAGGTTGTTGAGCTTGCCCTGCTCCTTCTCGGGAAGCGGGAGGAAGCGTGCACGGAGCACCGAGTTGTCCGCGGAGGTCGTCTCCACGGAGCCAGCGAACAGCTCCAGCTTGCGGACGGCAGCGACGTTACCGAAGTACATCGTCGTGTCTTCCCAGCCCTCGAAGCTGAACCGGTTGCGCTCCTTGGCGGCCCAGAACTGCAGCTTGTTGAACACCAGGAAGCCGCCGAGGAAGTCTTCCGCGGTGAAGGCGTAGATCGAGCCGGGACGAAGAACGCCCGTCTTGATCGTACGCACGTACCGAGTGTTGACCACCTTGTCGTACTTCCAGCCGTTGACAGCCGTCTCGCCGACGATGTTGTTGCCGACATCGTTGACAGTCCAGGCAGAGAGGTCACCCTCGTCGGCCTCGGACATGAGGAACAGCTCACAGCGCAGCGGGCCGGGGCTCGCCGTACCGACACCACCGGTGCCGGGGAACAGCTTGCGTAGCTTGATCAGGTCGTCCTTCTGCACCGCGTAGTGCAGCGACTCGGTGACGCTGGCCGTGCCAGCAGCAGCGGACGTGTTCTGAAGCACGTCTACCGACTTCACCTTGCCGACCTCGGGGACACCGGCGTTCACGTTCGCAGCGGTGAACGCTGCAGCGTCGGCGTAGCTGGCGCCGAACACGAGACCCTGCGCAGCCTGCTGCAGATTCTGCGTGCAGCTCTCGCTGTGCAGAAGGAACGTGATGTCCTGTACGGTACCGATGTCGTTCACGATGTTCTTGCGGATGAACTCCGTGATCGGCCAGGGGTACGCCATCAGCTCCTGCTCGGTCTGCTCGTAGCGGTCGGAACCTACGGTACCGAACGCGACCTCAAACTTCGGCGCGGAGAAGTAGTTGGCCGACGGCTGGGCGCGGAAGGACATGGAGAGAGCCCGCGTACGGGGCTCGGTCCACACCAGCTTGACCAGCGTGTCGTGGTTGACGCTGAACTGAAGCTCGTCGCGGGACACGGACTTCTTGGTCAGGACCTTCTCAGCGAAGGACTCTTCGCGGAGGTGATCCTTGCAGAAATCGGCGGCCTGACCTGCGAACTTCTCTTTGAACCCCGGTTCCTCGAAACGAGTCAGGAACAGGGAGTTCACGGTGGCGGCATTATCGCTCATGTTCGCTCCTCTTCCTTACGGTGCGGTCCGCTCGACGCGGAACGTGGGGTGCTTGTAGATGCGGACCTTGAGACGCTGACCCGACGCCGGCAGCGCCGCCGGACCAGTCTCAAGCACATGACCGACGACCCACCCGAACTCCGTGGCCGCGAGCGGGCGAAGGACGAGTCGGGCCGTCGAGCCCTGCACTGTCCCGGAGGCGACCGCTACCGTCAGCGGGGTACCTGCGGGGTACTCGCTGGCCACGGTGGCATCTTCACTGGCCATGTTGTACAGGTTGGTCTCGACATCGATGTCACCATCGAAGTAGGGGACCCGCTTGTGGCCGGACGAACGGCGGTCCGTGTGCTCCGCGGAGCCCCAGACCATCCGAAGACTGCGCCCATCAGCGTCGGACATCGCCACGTTGCCGAGTGCAGCGCCGAAGGCTGCATCCGTCTCGTGCGAACCAACACCATCGAGCACTACGATGAACTGGCCGTCCTCGGGCGTGACGGCCATTGCGCTGCAGTCAGCATCGCGAACCAGATCAGGACGAATGATCGAGCTGATCGGCTTGGCGTTCTGACGGCGGGCGTTACTGGCGGTTGTTGCTGCCATGTTACGTTCCTTCCGTTACTCAGGTACTGTGGTGATAGATGGCGTCGAGAAGCCGGTCGTCGGGCGAACCGCCCGCGTTACCGCGCTTTTCGGCGACTTTCGCAAAGCCCATCGCTGGTGGCTGTAGGAGCAGTGCCTGCTTCAGAGTGGCCAAGTCCTGGCCGGAGTCCAGCAGTGCCGCAACCTTCTCACGAAACGGGATACGACTGTCTCCCTGTCCGCGATTTTCCAGCAACTCAACGATATCCGCGGCGAGGTCTTTCCGTGTCAACTGGGCAGCCAGTTCGCTATTTTCAGCGGCCAACTTCACGTTGTTCGCCTGTAGCGTCAGCAGCGTATCGGAAGCTGTTTTCATCAGCGCCGCTACGTCTACCATGCTGGTGTTCGCACGATTGCTCACGTTGCACCTCCTAGCCGACGAGCCCGAAAACGCTGGCGAAGCGAGTTCAGCCCGTCTTCACTTCTAGCCGCCGCAGCAGTCTTTGCGAGGGTATCACCCCCGCTAGCGGGCGCTTCATGCCCAAGGGCTTCACGCAGCATTCCTGCGAGCGTTGTGCCCTGGTCGTCATCTGAGTCATCCGCGTTGCTCGACTCGTCTACGACTACCGTAGGAGCCGCCGCGGCGTTCTGCGCAAGAGCCGCAACCTTCTGTACGGCCGCATCCACGATGCGCTCGTCAGTGGTGGAAATGCGGCTTGCCTGCTTCGTCTTCAGTCGATCCAGCACCCCACGGAGCACGGAACTTCGGTCGAGCGGTGCTTCCGGCGCATGCACAGAGTGCTCAGCGTCCGACAGCTGCTCGCTTGCGTAGTCCAGTGCTGCTGCGAGTTTTTCCACGTACTCGGCCGTAGGCGCAGGTGCTGGCGTCGAGGCAGCTGCCACAGAAGCCGCCCGAGCAGCGGCCAGCTTCTGCAGTAGTCCATCTGTTCCAGCCATAGCGACCTCTCTATCAGTTCGGTGTGTATTAACGGTTAATACCCGTTTAGTCCAGCAGGACCAACTGATTTAGCCGAGGTCGCGAATGGCGGTGAGCAGCATCGCGATCTTTTCGACGTCCCAGCCGGCCTCGTCGAGCAGGGCCTCGGTGCGCGCCGTGATGTACTGGTCGACCTCGTCCGGTACTTCCATCCCACTCAGCAGGTTGGCGACCTTCTCGCGGCCGTTCACCTCTTCGATGATGCTCTCATCGGTCAGCTGGTTCAGCTGCACGAGGATGTCGTTCGCATGGCACTGCGCGAGTTCTTCCATGACCTCGGGCGTGAAGTCACCGTAGGAGGCGACCTTCTGCAGCTCGTTCAGCTCATCGAAGAAGCCGTGCGCCTGCGCGCGGCCGAACTCATAGCCCTGCTCGACGACCTCGGCGCCTTCGTACTGGCCCTCGGCAAACTGTTCCTCAGCGCTCGCGACCTTGTGCACGCCGTCCTCGCCCGAAATCACGTCAACCATCAGCGCGGCGATTTCGTCGTCGCTGAACTGCGAGAGGTCGACACCCTCGGCAGTGGCCATCTTCTCCAGCTCGCCGAGCAACTCGACGGCGTCGGCGCCAGCGATCTTCTCAAGACCGTCCTCGGACTGACCGGCGTAAAGAGCCTCAATGATCGGGTTCATCTTCATTCTCTCTGTTGTTGTGTGCCGTTGGTCGTACGTGGCAGTAGAGTCAGTCTATGCCTAAACCGCGGGCGATGGAAAGAGACGACAGAATAGCGCGTTTCTCTGGGGGATGGTCCGGGATTCTACCGGTCACAGTCGCAGCTGCTGAACTAGCTCTCCGAGTTTGAGTAGCCCAAGCAGGATGGACGCCGCCAGAGTAGGATTTTGCTCGACGTACGCCTCAAGGTCACCTAGTTGATCCGAATGCCCCGTATTATCTCGGGCGTAGGCACTGTAAAGGTAAGCCATCGGCAGCGCAGATAACAAGTTACTGTGCTGCCCCTCGCCAAAGGTACGGCTTCCTCGTGGGTCACTGGCGCTGAGTGTAGAGAGCAGCGCTGGATTCTGTCGCATCAAAGAGCCGGTTAGATTGGGCATGTTCTGCATTAGCCCTAATCTGTAGCCAGTATACGGAGCGCTCAGCTGCGGTAGAACACTTTTTTCGGAAAAAGGTATTAACCGTTTATACGCGGCGTTCGCTACCGCGTGTCTCGGACACAGATTTCGGCTGGAGAGCTGATCGAACAGCCCGTCTCCAAGCGCAGAGCGTGAGAGCACGACGCCCATGATGTCGGAGAGTAACGAGCCTGAGACATTGCTTCCGGACACAATGGACGGAGCACCGTGTGCGCTGCTGCTATGCGGGAACACGTCCCCGGAGTCGTATAGCTTCTCGGCCATGTCTGGTCGCCCTGCCCGCACCAGGACGATTGTCTGATACTCCCGCGGCGAAAGAACCACGCCGCCGGCCCCCAGAGAACTTGCCAGCGTAGGAAGGCTGTACCGGGCCGACAGACCGTGTAACTGTCCGAAAGACATATCCGGCTGTACACGTGCTAACGCAGGCGACACGCGCCGCGCCATTGCGGGCACGTCCTTAATCAGTTCCGCGCGCTTGCGCCGAGACGCTAGCTTTTCTGCCAGACCAGAACGAAGTCCACGCAACGACGCTTCCTTACGCAGTCCATCTTGCGCAAACACCGAGGCGACCTTCTGCATCGCAAAGCTGGTGCGGTCTGCGCCAATTATTACGAAGCTGATGTCGAAGAACACGGGATCCGGGTTGTCGACGCAGACCTTGCGGCCATCCGGCATGAGCTGTCGCATCATCGTGCGCATACACACGCAGCGGTCGCTACCGTCGGGCTTGTACGACTTGTGTGCGCAGATCCGGCAGACGTCGAACTTGACCCTACATCCCATGCTCACGGCTACAGGAACGCCAGAGTCGAGCTTGACCAGCAAGTCCTCGTGACCGAACTCCTTAGCCAGCGCGCGGTCGATCTCAATGACCAGCTCGACTCGTCGCATTACGCGGTTGTACGACGCGAAGATCACCTTGCCAAAGGACTTGGCCTTGTCCTTGTTCTGGTGATTTCGGAACACGCCCGCGTTGTAGAACGTGCGGTACCCCGCTAGATCCGAATCGCGGTCTAAGTCCTTCTCGGCGAAGTAATCCGCGTTCTGGTTGTCGCCGTAGAACTCGCCTGCTCCGACCGCATTGAGAAGCACATAAAGCTTCTCTGGACTCGACTTAATCTTCGCGACGAATTCTGTGACGTCTGGATTGACCTTGCTCTCCGCGACCTTGACCTTGAAGCCATTGCCAATGGGGAATAGCGCCTGCACGGTCGCGGTGCCGTCGGCTCCGTATGCGGGAAGGTCGATTGTTTTGTACATGCTGGCTCGTTTCGTCGGGCGTTATTAACCGTTAATAATACTCGGTCGGCGGAAGGTCGCGTAGTGTAGATATGAAAATGGCGGCACAAGGCCGCCATTTTCAACGAACAATTTACGACTACTTCTTACTGCGGTGGCGAACGCCGGCGACGACCAGTCCGGTAGCGCCTACACCGAGTCCCGCGGTAGCCAGTTCTTGCCTGATTCGGTTGCTACGAGCAGTTCTACCGGCAGCACTGGCCGCACCAGTTAGCGCACCAGAGAGCAGACCAACTCCGGCCCCAATACCGAGCGCCTGACGAAGTGCACCATAACCGTATTGACGCGCAAGCAGTCCACCGCCGACCCCGCCGACCACGGCGCCACTGCCGACACCGTAAAGTCCGCCGCGCACCGCACCCCGCGCCACAGCGCGTCCAATAGACGCTGCGAATTTCTGCAGGATCTGCGCCTTGCGCCCAGCAAGCGTCATTTGTCGGCTCTCCACATCTGCGGCATATCCTTGCCGGTGCCGACGAAGGCAGAACGGAGGACGCCGAACTCGTTCTTCTTGTCCATGGCCTCCGCACGGAGCTTACGCGCATTCGCGATGGTGAGCACATCGGCGGGCTGGATACCCTCTTCCTTGAACATCATGGCGCGGCGCATGAAGCTCGACGCGGTAAGCGGGTCTTCCGCCATGTCCGGATTGAACTTGTGCAGGGTGTTGAAGGCCGCCTGCAGTTCCTGCGGCTTGTGCTCCTTCAGCGAAGGAGTATGCTTCAGCATCGCGTCGAACGCTCTCTTCTTCCCGTAGTGATCAGAGGTGTAGTCGATCGCCTTGGAGATGCCGGCTGCGCCAGCGCCTAGACCCGCGGCCAGGACACCGAGGCCCAACGCGCGCCGTCCGATTCCTCCGTGCCCGAAAATCTCCTGCATGACCGTAGGAGGGCGATTGAAAATCTTGCGACGAAGCGCCTCAAGACCAATGGCGCCACCGGCACCCAAGATCGCTACCGGCGCTTTTTCGGCGATACCCGCGGCAAGATGACCGCGCCGCTTGAACACCTGTCCAAACGCGTCGCGCATTCCAAGTTCAGGCTTTCCTAGAATGCCGTCTAGTTTAGGGACGGCCGGCGGAGGCGCGGGAGCCTTGGTGCCCTTCTTGGCTGCCAGCTTTACCTGAAGGCGCTGCACCAGTAGTTCACGCTGTGCGTCAGAGATTGACATACTTAACCCCAAGTTTGACGTGTGAGTGGATTCTCTGCCGAAGGTGTCGCGGAGAACGTCTGCGTAGTTTCCGGGCTGATGCTTCGATCCGGAAGCTCTGGAACTGGGACGAGGGCGCGGGCGAGGCCGTAAGTTCCCTCGCGCTTCTCGGGGTTCTTCAGCATGTAGTACCCCAACGCACCCAGCCCCGCGGTCATCATCGGATGTCGTTTTGCGAATCCAACAATACCGCCTGGGGCATACTTTCTAGCGTAGAAGACAGTCTTGCCCTCCACCGTTCCACGCAACGCTTTTCCTGGCATCTGCTTTGAGCGTATCGCGTTGTACACATCTTCCGGGATAACGTCTAGCCCGACGCCCGGCCCGCCAGACACCGGGCTGAGCCGGTGTCCCTTCATGGGGCCAAAGCGGGCCTTGGGTCCGAATAACGCGTGTCCCGCGATACCACCAGCCGCATTGAACGGTGCGCCGAGAACTCTAGCTAACGGATTTGTAAAGACTCTGTCGATGCCAGAGTTTAGCGCCTGCGCCGCCTGGGCGACTCTTGGTACTTTCTCGGCAGCAGTCTTCAGGAGCAACGACCGCATTCTTCGACGAGCTTCCTTGGTGACCGGCATGTTAGCCCTCGACAGTCGGGGCAGCGGCTACTGGCGCGGAAGATGGAGGCTGCACTGGGGTGCTCTGCGCAGGGCTGTTGTTGAAAATCTCCGAAGTAGGCGGACCCTGCTCAGGGGCCGTGGAGAACATCTGGTCAGCCGTCGGGGACGGTCCACGAAGGATACTCTGCAGCTGCCCGATATCGGCACGGGCCTGCTCAAGTACTGGCTGTAGCATGTCCAGCTTGGAGACCACCGAATCCAGCTCCTGCACCAGCCCGGTGATTGGATTGCCCGGGTCCGGCAACATCCCCAGCGCGGCCATCTTTTCCAGATCGCCGGTAGAGGTAACGCCGTTGTCTTCCAGCAATACACGCTCAAGCGCCGGTGTTGCGCCCGCAGAGCGGATGCACAGTTCAATGGCAGACTCGCTGTGCCGCTCATTACGCGCCTGCTCAATCACGCGATTCAGCGAAGCCACCTTCACCATCACGGCTGTTTCGAGACCGTCAACCTGTGCGGCCAGCGCCTTTTCCTGCACTATGAGCTTCGCGTATAGTGCTCTCTCGTTATCGAGATTATTAACGGTTAATACCGAGGCGGTCTTCTCGATATTACGCGTCGGAAACGCGGCATCGAAAAACGTCTGGCTGCTCTGGCGAGGAATCTGGATTCTCGACGCAGTCTTGTTCATTGGCGCGGCCGGCGGCCAGCAGATGTCAGACACCTCCGCGAGTTTGGCGAGGGGGAACTCGATGTTGCCCTTGTACCCCGCTCTGAATAGGGTAGCGAACGCGCGATTGTTCGCCTCCTCCACTACTCTCTGTGCCTGCTCTTTGTTGAGGCCAGCCTTCTTCACGATTTCGGCAACGCCAGAACTCAAGGGAACGTTATCGTTCACAAATGCGGACGCAGCCTGGGAGCCATAGTTTCTGACCGCATCGGCGGTCAGTGTTCCAGATGGCGCACAAATCATAGCTGCAAGAGCGTTCATGGATAGTCCTCGTAGGTCTCGTCGTATGAATCTATTGGTTCAGCTGGCCCACTTGCGATACCACCTGGACCGGTCGGACTGATGATATCAGGTCTTGGGTTATGGATCATAGAAGCCAAAAGACAGTACGCGGCAGCATGTAGCGTGTCGTCTGTCATGCCGGGTGTTTTGCTCACGAGAGCGTTACCGCGTGCATCCTGCTCCTGAAACACACACAAAAACTCATCCGCGAACGGCGTCTCGAAGTCCTCCCACCTCGGAAAGACGATGTCCTTACCGGACCGAATCGCATTAATCAGCGCCATAAGAACCTCGGTTCTGTTGGCCATGAAACGCATCAACTTGCTGTCGAAGTACAACAGCTTGGTGTTCACGTACTGGTAGCGTGCGAGACGCCGTAGACCGTAGCGGTTGATCAGGCTCTGTCCATATACGTGACCGCCGCCATGGTCGTAACCGATGATGCGCGGTTTGAACTTGTCGATCAGCCCGAGGATGTGCGGAATCATCACGTCGGCCTCGGCCTCGGCGCCCTCATACCGCTTGAAGTAGATATAGGTGAAGCGACCGTTGCGATAGCCACCAATACAAACGGCGGTCAAAGAGGACTCGTCCGCCCCGCCGCCACCCCAGTCAATTCCCATGTAGAGGTCTTCACGGCCGATGCTTTTCTCAGCGGCGTCCATGCGCCGATTCTGGTCGCAGCAAGCACGGAGCATCTCCCGTGTCAGAAGTCGGTCAGCGTGGTCGAAGGCGAGCGCGAGTACCTCATTCATAAACTGGCCGCGTGTGTAGCCGCGGCCTTCCATCTTATCAATAATCTCGCGCCAGATCACCCAGCTAACTACAATCTGCGGTACGCGGAATCCTTGGTACACACTGCCGATGGGAGGATTGCGGAGCCACTCCTCACTACGCATCGACGCCCACTGGCAGCGTGGATTATCTGGGAAAATCTGCTTCCCGCACCGGGAGCAAATGAGGAAGAGCCGACCGATGTTTTTCTCGCCCGGGAGATTCCAGTGGTTACAAGCGTCACAGGGAATCATCCACTCGCACTTGGTGGAAAATTTCTCCCAGTACGCGTTCATCGTGTTCTCTACCGACTTCGGCGTTCCCGCATAGCGGAACGACTTGATCGGGCTATGAGACACGGCCTCCTGCACAATCGGGATTACGTCGACTAGAATGTCCTGCAGCTCGTCGATGATCAAACCATCCGCGGATACACCGCGGGAGCGATCTGCGCTAAGGTACGCATATCGAAAAGTGATGTCTGACTGCGTGATAAACTTCTTGTAGAGGACGTTGTCAGGAAAGCCCTTCGATGGTGCACCTTTGTAGAACTGCAGCTTCGGAGACTGTGCAATCGGGGCCGTGATACGGTCACGTGAAAACGTCTCGGTCTGCGTCTGCGTGGGCGAGATGAACAACGTGCGGTAGAACTCACGCAGGCAACAGCGCGTGAGCACGCTGTTCCCCATGGTGGTCGACTTCTCGCTCTGACGGGCGAAACAGAGCAGCAGTCGTTCCGCATTGATGTCGTAGATTGGCTCCAGGTAGCGGCGGCCTTCAAATGAGAACGCGTTTAACTTCCCGCCGTAGGGGATGTTAATGAACGTCTCCGCAAACGTTGACGGGAGTAGACGAACTATCTCAGCGTCAGTTATGGTGGAGGCCGCAGTCTTGAATCCAAACATTCGTTCACGCAATATAAACGGTTAATAACCGCGGAGGTCACATGGCCAAGAAAGAGCAGAAATCTCGCCTACTGCGAGAAGACCCATTGTCGATGCAGCATATCGTAGATCGCGTAAAGAGCGCACAAATAGAATGTACGCTCGTGAACAGCGAACTACATTTCCCGCCGGATCAGAGTAGAGAAGCGTTGCTGCGCACTGTGGCTGCGTATGTACGTACGGAGGGATTCAACGCGGCGGTCGATACCAAACGGGGGACGCTGACGATCAGTCGAAGAACTTCCGGAGGTCGACGACCGGTGGTGCAGCCGATGGCCGCGCCGGTGGAGTTGCGGGAGCAGGACGTCGATGAGGGCGATGGCTAGACGGCTTTATAGGGGCCTCGTCTGCGTCCTCCGTAGGTTCATGCTGGTCGCACACGAAGCCCTCGTGTACGAACCTGTTAGCGAGCACTAAACAGGTCCCGTCTCCCGAGTGCGCCATGCCGGGCCGCAGATTGAAGTTAAGGCAGGTGCCGCAGCACTTGGCAGACGTCGCTTCGCGTACCATTATTAACCGTTAATATTTAGGGGACTGAGCGGATTACGGTGCCAGTTGCGTCCCGCCATCTGATTAAGACCGTGGTACGGACTTAGCGTACGGGTAACGGCGCCAAACGCAGGTGCGACCTTTTGTGCAACTCGGGGAGCCGCATGCTCTCCGAGAGCACTTAGCGCAGCAAGTGATAACGATGATCCGGTCGCCAAATTCTCAGCTGTTCCGTGCGCGACGCTGAGCGCGTCGCTAACGATGGGCTTTGCGGACAATTTCGAAAAGAACTCCCCGAGTACTTTTAGACCCGGAAACGCGGCATTCTTTTCCACGCCAGCTAGCAGTCGACTAATCTCTTCCCGCCTCGCTGGGGTCGTCAATGAGTGCATTCGTTCACGTCGCAAATGCAGGATATCCGACTTGCGGGTTAACGCCGCTACCTCCTCTCTAACACCCTTTATTTGCGCTCGCAGTGCTCCGCGCTGCTCCGGCGACATCGGCGTGTCAGTCTTTGGGTACAGGTCATTGTGCAAGAAATCGTTCTTGGCATCTATCTCTTTTTGAAACCAGTTTCGGCGCTGCTGTGTCGGGACAGCGCGATTACCCGGGGCCAAACGCTGCGCCGTCGCTAGCGCCGTCGGTGCCTGCTGGACCGGTAAAGTACTGGATTTCCATGCGCGTTCCGGGAGCTGACCTACATAGTGCGGAGCTGTCCGTATGGCGTCTGGGTTCGTGTGCGGATTGTGCAGCACCCGATACTTCGGGTTCTCTGCTAAGCGATTCCACACGCCGTGAGCTTGCGCCGATACGGAGGTATCTGACGCGAGACGCCCCTCCGGCATCAAGCGCATGGTCTCGCCGTACAGCTTACGCCCCAGCCCCATACCCTGAAATGCCGGATCAACGGATGAGTAACCGATTTGTGCGACGCCACCGGGTTTGAGTGCCAACGCCCCAACTTCGCGCGAGCCCAAATTCATTCGAGCGATTAACTCACCACCTTCATTCGCGAGAGTGTGAACGATGCGCGATCGAAGTGCGTTGGCTTGTTTAGGTCGCATTAAAACCAACTCTTAGGTGAGAACACTGACGTCGGTGGTGGCTTCGGGGCGCTCAAAACGTCCACCCCGCCGCCCTCCTTCGGGTACACGTACTTCCACTCACCGCTGGCATCTTTGTAGCGGCTGATATACTTGTACGGCTCACGAAGGGCGGCATAGAACTTTTCCGTCTTACCGTACTTCTCGCCCGCCACGCGGTACATCCACTGATCAGTGGTGAACTGCTTCGGCGGCGCCTTCGAAAACATCCGTGTGAACATACCGGGCTGCGCTTGTGGGGGCGGTGTGCTCTGATACCGGCGTACGTCGACTATACGCTTGTCGGGCTCGCGGAACTCCTGTCCGCCGAGACGACGTGCGCGCGCCTCTGATTGGATGATCCGCTCCGGATTGAAGTGCCCGTCGAGTGCGAAGAACGCGGTGGAGTTACGTAGGTCAAGCCCCTCGGCGCCCGCGCCACTAAGCACGATCACGCGCTTCTGCCCAGCCTTGTACTCGGCCAGCCCCGCCTCGCGCTCGCTCGACGTTACGGTATCGCCGCCAACCTCCGCACCTTTGCCAATGAACACGGCGGGCTTGATCCCGCGGGCCTTCAGCCCCGCCAGAAGCACGTCAACGCCGCCGTTGACCAAGTTGCTGTATAGGACGACCTGGTTCTTCGGGTCTTGCGCAAGGTGTTCGACGGTGTCATCGAGAAGCTTCTTGGCCTTCGGCGTCCGCTCAGCAGATTGGGCGGGGGTGATGTCCTTACGCCCCATGCCCACCGAGTTCGCGACTTGCCGCGCCTGTGCAATTTGTGAGAACAATACATTAGCGTCGCGAATGGACACGTTCGGGTCGCCGCGCATAATGCGTTCCTTGACGGGTCCGACCTTGTTCAATGCGAGCTGGTAGAGGTCCCACTGCTCTTGCGACATGGGGACCTCTACATTCGAGACCTGCTTCTTAGGCATAACCTTGTCGCCCTTGACGTCATCGTAGGTGATGAAGTCAATTTTCGGGTAGACCATCTGAAGCATCTCGGGGATGTTCTGCAGTTCTTTCTTCGGCTTCTTCCCCCCGTTGAATCCCGGGGAGAACCCGACGTTCCGCTCGAAAGACCGCTTGAACTGCTGCGCAGTCATCAGGCGGTGCCCTTCGGAAAGAGATAGCAACGATGCCAGCTCGGATACGTCATTATTGACTGGGCTAGCAGTCAGCCCGATGAAGTTGGTCGTCAACGCCCTGGCGCGCTGCAACGCGCTATATAACTGCGTTGACTCGTTGCGCGCTTTGTGGAATTCATCAAGGATCAGTGTGTCGGCCCCAGACCGCCGTATGATCCCCTCTGGGTCGCTTCTGAACACCTCGTATCCGACGATGGTGTAATCTTTACCACTCTTGACCGCATCGCGGAGTACGACATTCGGATTCATCTTCCGCTCGTCGTTCCCGCCGATCACCTGATACTTCGACGTGGTGAACTTATCCACGCCCTCGGTGGCAAAGTTAGTACGAAGACCGGACGGCACAATTACTAGCGCGCTTCGCGCACGGCCGTCGCGCTTCATTGCCTCGAAACCGAGCACGGCGGTCAACGTCTTTCCAGAGCCGGGCGGTGCTGTGAGCACTAACCTGCCTTTGTTCTGGAACAGCTTATTGACCGCGGACTGTTGATGCGGCAACGGGACAACTCCCGGTCGTAAAGACGGGATCGGCTGTCCCCCCGGGCCTGGGAGCATTACGGGTGCTGGCTTATCCGCCGCTGGCTTGTCCGTCACTGCGGCTAACTTGCGAAGCACCGCGGTCATCCGTTGTCTTGACAGCGGCATCGGTTACTCGTCTACTTTGCGGCGAAGAAGTTTACCGAGTCCTGCGGCGGCAAGAACAGGCGCACCGATATTAACCGTTAATGCCCCGTAGTCTTTCTTACGCATCTTCTTGAACTTTTTGAGCTGAAGATGCTCTGCCATCAACGCGCGGGCAGTCATTCCGGCGGATTCACCCATTGCTCTCGGTGCGAGGACCGATGGAGAAGCAACGTACTCCCCTGCACGCCAGTACCATTTCGGTTTCACTTCTCCGATACCGGACAGTCCTTTCCAGAACCCTTCCGCCATCATCTTAGTACCCGCCTGCTGCGCCGCTTTATTCGTATTTGTTACGCCACCCTTCACCGCGTTAAAAAGCAGGTGGGTTCCGTACTTACCAGCAATCGGCGAAAGCACAGGAAGACCGGCGGTCGCGCTTACCATACCAGCCATACCCGCTAAAGCAGCAGGCGTCTCCTCGGCGATAAAGCGTAATTTGGATGGTTCTGCGTGCAGCGGACCGGCGTGCGGAAGACCTGTCGTCCCAGACAAACGGCCTGCATGCTGAAGACGGTCGAAAGTCCGTGATAGCACCCCGCCAGACGAGCGTGCTGGCTTTACTCCCTCGATGATTTTGACGGCATCAGATAGCGCGCCAGTAACTGGAGCGACATGCCCGCGTGAGGTGCGCTGCAGCTGTGGGTTTCGATCCACGAACGCAGCCATACGCTGAAGCGTGGCTAGTCGCCGTTCCTCGGGCACTCCGCGCAGGAAGTGCCCTAAACGAATTCCCATCGTGCGCTCGATGGCAAACTCTCGCGCCGTCATATTCAAAGCGGTAGTGCCACGGATCCCTGGCGTGGTGAAACCCGCCACTCCTTCGCGGATACCAAGCGCCAGATTTCGGGCGCGAGATTCGATACCGACCGAAGCCGCCGTGGGAGAAAGCGATTTCAGCCCTGCGCTATGGATTCCGCCGGACACAGCCCCGGTAAGCCCATGCAGGCCGAACACTGCGGGTAGATCCCAGGCCAGTCCCTTTGCCAACTCGCCTACGAACGCTTTCTTCTCTTTACCGCCGTCCATGAATTTCATCGCAGCATCGGTGACTCCTGCGGCAACAACGCCACCAAAGAGGCCACCCGCGGCGCCGCCCATCAGCCGTGGACCAGCACGACGCATGATCTGCCCAATTTGTCGGACAGACCCCAGCTCCTTTACCGCACCCTCGCCGGCACGGCTGAGCGCTCCGATAGCCGCGCCCGTCAACGCGGGTGCGATGTACTTATGTAGTGCAGACCCGTGCTCGTCGGATTTATTGCGTCCTGACGCAATACTCATGCCGACAACCGCAGCGAGTGGAGCCTTGTAGAATGCGCGCATGCCACCGAGCAGCGCTCCGGCACGCAGAGACTTGCTAAGAGAAGCGCCGCTACGACGCATCTCAAAGCCGTCCTCTAACATACCCTTTAGGCCCTGATGGATGGCGGCGCTGCCCGCCAGATACGCGAGTCCTCTGTTGCGCCGCTCTTCGTCCTTACTGCCCGCTAAACGCACGCCCTGCAAGAATATAGGGGCAGTGAGCACGCCCAGTGCGGCGCCCAGTGCGCGACCAGTGCCTCGGCCAGCAAGGCCCTGCGTTAGCAGTTTGCTGAAGTCTCTACGCGAACCGCCCGTCTTCTGTTCGACCGCGTATTCGATACCGCCTTTGGGCAAGTCACCGATAAGCGCCTTCAACCCAAAAATAGGCGCGGCTTTGGCTACGTCCGATAAGTAGCTACGACCCTCGGTTCTATGTTCATCTGTAGACACGGGGACCTACTTGGCAAGTTCTTTGTCCACCAATTCTACAATGAGAGACGCGATTAGCATTGTCGGAGCTTCGTGCTCGATGGTAACGAAGTAGCTGGTCTCCGGAGACCCCGAGGGAGTCCGCGCAACGTCCCGGATAATCTCTAGTCGGCCACTCATCTTGCGTTGCGTGATCGTGTCGGGAATGACCTTGGCCAACGTCGTAGGCATCGGCTGGTCCGGCGACGGGCTCCAGAATCGAAGCAGAATCCGGTCGCTCTCTACGCACGCCTCCACTACGAACTTTTCCGGGGTGTAGCTCGTGGGCTTGAACGGGCTGACAAAAGGACGCAGCTTGAACCCGCCGAGTCCGAACTTGGTGAGCTTGGCTTCCGCTTCGTTGTTATCCATCATGGGTCATTCCTTCAGGGAGTCGATACTCGGGATCACTACGTCGACTTGCTTGAGCTGGAGCTTCCGCAGCTGTACCAGCAACTCCGCGACTTTGTCGTCAGCCGCGCCGTTGAGCTTCTCATCCGCGGCTAGGTAGATTTCCGACCACAGACGCGCCGCGAGTGCCGCCGGTTGGCCGTTGTGCATCATACCTGTTTCGCGGAAGCGCATGAGAGATTCGTTCTGCATCAGGCGCAGCGCCTGATCACGCGTGACCTCCGTTCGATGCCCCATCTTCCACAGAACCATCTCTGGCTCTTTGAGCGTGTACGCCACCCGGTACGTGTATCCGTACGGATGTTCGTGACATAAACGGTTAATATTTTCAGGGCCTATCGCGCGCCAGTTCCAGTAGTAATGCTCGAATGCGCGAATGGCATCGGGGCTCAGAACAACGCCGACCATCGTCGCGATATGGCCGGCTACCTGCTCCGCGGCGATTCCCGTCAGTGACAGCCCCTCGACAATTTTACGCACGTTTGGGTCGTCAAGTATCTTCTCTTCTGCTTGCCGAACTGACGTGTCGTTGGCAAACATCGAGTAGATTTTTTGGCGGCGCAGCCAGGAAAGCGAGTCGGCAGACGAGACAGTTACCCGTGCAGGTTTGCCGCGCTCCATGGCGTCTTTGATTTTTTTGATGCTATCAGACGAGCACAGAGGGAGGTGCTTTAAGACGGCAAGATGCTCAATCTCGTTAATCCGCATTCCGCGGGCGAGTAAGCATTTGATCCAGAAGTGGTGTACGGCGTCCATTCAAAGCGAATCTACCATTAACCAGCCAGTCGGATCTGAAGTTTTTTCAGTCCGGTGATGGCGCGCTCGATCCCATTCAGTGCGCTCGACACTGCATCTTCTGGCACGTCCTGCAGACCGAGCCGCACGCCGATCAGCAGCTCCGCAAGATTAGTTGCCGCATCCTCGAAGGACGCAAGACTATCTACGTAGTGCGTCACGTTGTCGGGCGTAATGAAGTTGAGCGACAGCACGGCGTCCAAAGAGTCGGGCGACCCCGACACGGAGAGCACTGCGGCCTCCTTGACGAGATTGAGCCGAATGCCACCCAGCTCTTCGTCGGAGATTCGCACGGACGCGCACTTCTGCGGGCGCTTCTTCACGCGAGACTTCTTGGAGGGAATGAAGCTCGCGACCTTGGCGTCCATCGCCTCGGCCATCTTGTACTTCGCGCTCAGGTCGTCAGCCCCGAGCAGTCCGAGCGTGAGAAGCGTCTCCTCGACTCCGTACGTGCGAGTGTCCTCGATGCCAGGAATGTCGAAGCCGAAACGACCGTCGACATAGCGAAGGTTGATCGCATCCGGGGTCTCATTCGGAATCCCCGCAGCGGTCTTCACGAAGCTACCGTCGAAGCGCTGTTGCACAAACACGGCGTCGTCGGGAAGTAAGAACTCCCCATGCGCGACTTTTCGCAGGCTACCGATTTTGGTGCGTGTGAGCGTCGCGCCGGTCTCCAGCGCTGTATCCACAAGATACGACCGACCACCGGCAGCGTCGGTGACGCTCGTTCTGATCGTCAGGGGTTCCGAGACAAAACCTGTCGAGGGGAAAAAGAAGACCCCCTCGCCGTGCTCCGCGGTTTGCCCAATCGACAGGCTCGCCAGTTTGACAGGGGTGCCTACGTCACCAGCAACCGAGTCTTGGAAACCGCTGCCGATACTATTGGATAGTACGACAACCGCGTCTTCACGGCCTCCGTCAAGGCGCAGTACGTCTGTAATCACGAGCGCGTCGTCATAGACACCGTCGTGCCGCAGGACACGGCACATACGCGTAGAAGCTACCTTCTCATACGAGGTCTGCGCGACCTCTGAGATGTCCGATGGGGGCGCCAGCAAAACGACGTTGTCCTCGAAAAGACGCTGGCGTAATGCGACGTCTAGCTGCGCCACGTCTCTGGGTGATAGCTCCGCGGTCTTCTCCAGGTCGAGTAGCGTGACACCACCGCCACCTCTACGAATGAGAACCAGCACGTCGCCAAACTCAGGGGCAACCGCGCTAGTGGGTTCCCCCACGTTCTGCGTGGCTTCCGCAGCCTTCTCCAGTGCGGTACCGAAGTACGGGTCGTTCAAGGCCGTGTGGCGTAGCCACTCGTCGTTTCCGACAGCCTCCAGTAGCGCAGATACTTCCTGTTCGCCTGGATGTAGCTGTGAGAGCAACGAACCGATCTTTACCGCGTTATCGCCAGAGTATGCGCTGCTGCGCATCGAGCCACCAACGCCGCCACCGTTACCGGCGAAGTCGTTATAGCTGAAGCTCTGCGGGCCGCCTCCGACCGGGGGTGCCGTCACCGCAAACAGGTTCGCGTCAAACATCACTTGCGCCAGTCGTGTTTCCGACAGCGGAAGAAACTTCCCGTCTGACGTGATGAACACGTCGAACGACGCGACCTTTTTGTTGTTGACGATAACCGGCACGCGCACCGGCTGCGCCTGCTGCTCCATACCCGGTGGCGGGCCACCCGGCTGCTGCATCTGCTGTTGCATCTGCGACTGCGGCACTTGCTGCGGCTGCATCTGCTGCTGCATCTGCTGCGGCGGCATCTGGGCCTGCTGCGGCATCCAGTACCCAGGGTCCTGCTGCGGAGGAGACTGCTGCCCATTCTCAGTACTCATCGTCGGAGAGTACGTCGGCGCGCGGACGGTGAACACGCCGTACATGTATCCACGCGCGTCATCCTGATTGATGATTTCCAGGGCGATCTGATACTTGCCCAGATACGGATGCTGCTTGTACAGCTGCGCCGTAATCTCAGACTGGTAGGTCGCCGGATTGTCACCCAAAACGATACGCGCGGCAGTCTTCGTCCGGCTAGCGAACGAAGAGGGAGGATCGACTACGCGGAGAAGCTGCATTTGTTCCTCATCATGGTTCTGGCGGCGTTGGCATTGGGAAACGCGCTTGGAGTGATTGTAGCAGAAGGATGAGGTCGGCAAAAGCGAAGTGCTCTGCTAGGTCCGCCAGTGGAGGGGGCAACGCCTCTAACGCAGCAGGGATAAGCTGCAGTCCAGATATCGCCGCGGTGAACAGCGCGAATAACTCTGGGTCCGCAAATGTCATGGGGACAAGCGGATTCGCGGGTGTAAGACCGGAGAGACTTACCGCTGGCGTGTTTAGCGCGACTACACCGTTGAGTGTGATCGCCGGCGCAGTGATGGCTACCGAGGCCGCACTAAGTTCCACAGAACCGTCAGTATTAACGGTTAATATTACGGAATCGCCGACAGTCACCTGTGCGGCTTCCCCGACCGCCACGAATAGCTTCTTGGTTTCGACATGGATGACGGACTTGGACATGACGAACATGTCTCCGTCTTTCGACACCTGAACCGCAAAGACTACGGGCGAAACTCCGGGGAGCTTTACGGTGATGCTGATGGCACCCTCTGTGCCTTCCGTAAAGCCAAGGCCGACGTGCTCTCTGACCGCCGGGTCATGCGCGAATTTGTGCAGCTTGTCTTGGACGGAAATTAGCGTTCTATCAGACAGCTCACCTACCGTGATTTCCACGGGAAACAGTACGTCAATCACGTTGTCCTGCGCAGTGCGCTTCAGGCGGTACGTCAGACGGGCGGCAGTGTTCGTGGCGTCTGCCGTTGGGTCAACCGCAGTGACCAGTTCAGAATGTAGCCACGTCACTTCACCCAGCGGCGACACAGCTTCGTACTGCTCGAATACGTCTCTGATGAGATTGTCTACTGGAATGTACATCCGCTGCGCCATTCCGGTGGCACCGATACGAACGAGCCCGCCACGAAGCACCTCGACAAAGTTACCGTCGCGGGAGCGGATCGCGATGTCCCCCGGCTCCATCTGCGGGCGGCTACCACGAAACGAGATGCCCGCGTCGTCCTGCACGAGCGCGGGATTATCCACGAAACCAATGATGCAGCCCGTACCATCTGCGGCAGTCATCACGTAGCAATACGCACCGGCTTCCGGCAGAATATAAATCCCACCGTCGTGGTCACCGTGACAATACAGCGCGCTTACCGCGATGTCCCGGTAGTGCTTTTCCGTAAACTCGGTGACAACGTCCACGGTGAACGCGACCGGGTCAACCGCTACGATTTTGCCTAGTTCAAATCGCGCCGCGCCGTCCGCGGAGGAAGTCGGTTGTGAAAGTCCCATCAGTACGGGTTCCCTTCATCCGTCTTGTCCTTCCGACCAAACTCCGCGGAATACACCAGTCCAGGTA